TATGTTTTCTTTGTATGATTTTTGGGTTATCCTCAAAAAACACTTGTAAAACATTATAACCTAAATTAAATGCATGGTTAGCAATTTTTGTAGTGAAAGTTGATTTACCTACACCTGTGGGTGCTAAGATAACACCAATTTCTCCTTTTGCCAAACCGCCACGAAGAAGATTGTCAATACCTGGAACTCCAATTGGAATGGGGTGTCTATAATCGTCATCTAAAACCTCATCAAGGTTGAAGAAAACATCGGTTGTCCCTTTATCTACTTCACCAACTTGTAACGCTCCTCTAACCATTTCTTCTAAGTGGTCATAACTTTCAAATTCACCTTTATCAATAATTGATTGGGCTTTAGTCATAACTTTCTGTAGTTCTTGTTGTTTACAGAATTTAAGTGACTTTTCTTGAACAAACATTGAACCTTCGTCTGATACGTTTTTTACTTGGTCTAAGGTATCTAAAATACTTTTTTGAGCCATTGGTGATGAAACCTCCGATTTTGTTAACTGCTCTAATGTATCAAAGGTTGGGGTATGTTCATATTTGGAATAATATTCCTTAATCATTTGACAAATAATTCTAAAATATTGGTTGTCAAAATAGTGTGGGTCGATAACTTCAAGGATGGAATTTGAGAAATCTTTATATAGTATAATGTTATTCAATAATTGAATTTGAAAAGTGTTTCCCAGGTATCCAAAGCTTTTTTTATCTGACATATTTTTTGATTTTTTTAATTGTTGTATATGATAAATATGATTAGATTAACGAATAATTCATATAGTTGTAAGATAAATTTTTAGCTGAAAAAATGTCAGTAAGGTTCTTCAATATGTTTTTTATTGATGGTCTTACATCCAGCGTATATCTTACCTTTGGGGGGTATAATTTAGCGTCAATAATATAATGACAAATTGTCTCATTTCCGATTCTTAAAATAATGTTAAATCTTTCAGGACCGTCTGTATTTGATGTTTCTAAAACACTTGAGTCTTCTTCAATTTGAAATCTATTTTCCAACATATAAACCGCACATTTGTTGCGAAGTTGGTTTTTTAAATCTTCTCTTAGCCCATACATGTAGTTTATCAATTCTACACTTCCTTTTGTTTTAGGATTATAACCTTTAACGTTAAAAAATCTTTGAACCACGAAATTATCATTTAGTGTTATAAGAAATTCAACTTTTGTTACGTCGTTTTGTTCTTTCATAATTTTACTTTTTGTTTTTGAATTTTGACTTTTCTTTTCTTGTTAACTTTAAAAATGGTTTTAAAAAATAAACCCAACTATCATCACTCTTTGGTAAGTATTTGAATAATCCATCTTCCATCATCATTCGAATAAGATTCTTATAACCTCTCCCATCAGGGTCTAATGATTCTGAATAATACGATTGAACAAGTTCTTTACCCTCTTCATTTATCAAAGGTTCACTTAGGTCTACAAGTTTTTTGTTAATGACATAAAACTCTTCACCAAAAACACCTTCTTTTGTCTTTCCCGATAAAAGATTTTGTAATGATTTGTTATCTTTATTTTCTTTAAGTAACTCTTCTCCTTTAGACAAAATATCGGACAATTCAACGTGATTTTCAAGTAACTCAGGAAAAAACTTGAATAATGTTTTTTCACCCAAATAGAAAATACCGTCAATGTTGTCTGAACTATCTCCAGTAAGAATTTTGATTGTTTTGACATTATAATGGGGAACTTCAAAATCACTCATTTTAATAGTGTCCCCCATCTTATAATATCTTTTTGTGGATGGTGAATAGATAGATACCTTTTCAGAAATTAATTGTGTAAGGTCTCTATCACTTGAGAATATAGTTTTATCCTCGTCTTCAGAAATCTGACAATAATAAGCAATTAAATCATCGGCCTCAGAATGTTCAACTTGAACTTGTCTTACAAACATCTCTTCAAGATATTGTTTAACTCGTTGTTTTTGACCTTCACAAGATTCTTCTTTATACTCATTAGATGGTTCACGTCGATTTAACTTATATTTAGGGTATATAAGTCTTCTTTGTGACGAATTAGTTTCACTATCCCAAAATACAACTACTTTGTTATAGTTATTTTCATCTATGAACTTTCTTAAAGTATTTAAAAAGTGCCAAATAGCACCAATATGTTGCCCGTTGTGAAAGTAATCTTTCACACCATGAAAACCAATTTTAATTAAATTGTTTCCATCAACCAATAAGGTTTTTGTCACTTTTTTGTTTTTTAATTGTTACTACTCTACTTCTTCTTTTTCTGTTTTCAAATCAAAGTCACCATCAACTCCGATTATTTCCTTCCAATACTCAGCATATTCTTTCTTATACTTTTCTACGGAAGCTTTCTCCTCTGTAGTATCTTTACCCGGTAAGAACCCGTGTGGCGTTACGATAATTCTACCATCTTCAAACCCAAGTCCGTTGATGTGGTTTTTCATAACAGATACTTTTGTTCTTGTAGCAAACTTAACTGTTCGTTTGTCTTTAGTTGCTGTAATCTTAGTTGTGCCCGCACCTTTTTGATTTCCGAACAAGAACACTAACGATGAGTTTAACCAAATTGCTTCACCACCTTTTGCTTTAATTTTGGGTTGACCGAACGGATTGTCAGGTAATTCCACCCATGGTTGATTAACAATGATTAAGGTATTTTCGTATTTAGAATCTGATTTACGAGACCCCGAAATACGTTGGTTGATACCCATACCAATTTTGTCGGCCAATGTTGATGCGTTGTGTTGTTTACCACCTTTACCTTCATAAGTCATCTTACAAGGAACAGACCCTACTGAATCCCATAAGAAACATAATGAATATTCTAATTCACCCTTTTCTTGAGCATCTAACAAACTATTAATATAATCTGTAATTTGTTCGATGTATTCAAAATTGTTGTTGAATATAAAAAATCCGTCCCAATCAAGTTCACCCGTTTCTTCGTCAACCACTTCTTCACATTCAAACCCCATTAGTTTTGCGTGTTCAAAAGACCACTTCTGTTCTGTAATAATGAATACAGGTAGAATACCTTTCTTTTGTGCATCAACCGCAGTTTTAACTAATGCTGTAGTTTTTCCTGTGTCAGAGTGACCTAACAACATATTAAGGTGTCCAATAGCGGGACCTGGTAAACCAACCGCATCCAAGAAGTCAGAACCCAAATCAAAAAATCTTTGTGGTTTATACTTCGCCGATGTGGAGAATTTTTTCTTTAATGAACCGAAATCGTTTTTCTTAATGGCCATATTATAATTCGTATAATTTAAATTCTGTTATGGTTTCTAACTTATCTTTTGCGTCGGTAAGTTGTCCAACCAAATTGTCCATTTCTTCTGTGTGTTGTGGATGTTCTCCAATTCCAACAGGGTTTGTAAAATAAACATATAAACGTGCTTCAGCGTCAGCAATCTCTGCTTCATACTTTTTGATTAAAGCGTCTTTTAGTTTTTCTGCAATAATTGGTTTCATGTTTTTGTTTTAATTAGTTAATAAAAAAAGCATGGACACTTGCAAGGTATCCATGCTTTGATAAAATTTAGAATGGCAAATCTTCTGCAGGTTCGTCATTTGCTTGTGGGTCTGCAGGAGCAGGTGTTTCTTGTTTTGTCCCCCCAAGTGAGATTTCTGCTTCTTCTCCGTATACATACTTTTTAAGTTCAGAAGACCAAATTGGAGTTTCGCCAACTGCAACTGCCTCTAAGTATTCTACAGGTTTTTTTGAATACGCATCATTCCACGTAAGTTCATCTTGGAGCCATCCTTCCATAATTCCTTTATCTTCGTGAAGTGGTTGAGGGTCATCATACATGATTGTTTGAATAACCGTGTATTCTTTTCCTTGTGGTGTTTTTGCCTTTGTAAGTTCGATGATTAAATCACGTCCTTTTTCAGCATCTGTAACGTCACCTTTAGCTTTCCAAATTGGTAAGATTTTATCTAACACTCCTTCTTGTTTGTAGTTGTGTTTGAATCTCCAAAATTTAACACCGTCTTGTTCGTTGTCACGGTCAATTACTTTTACAATGTAAAATAAACGTGAACGGTACTGAGATGCCAATTCTTTATCCTCTTTCTTACCTGTCGAAATTAGTTCATTATAAACTTCAGTCAATGGTGAACGTTGGTTGTCATTTTTATCGGGGTCATACAACTTAACCCATTGTCCGTTTACTTGAATTTCGTGATACCACACTTCAACAAATGGTGAAGAACCATCTTTTGTAGGTAAGATACGGATTCTACGAGATGCGGATTTTTCATTCTTTTGAAGAATAGCTGAAAAATACTTTTTCAATCTGTCTTCTTGTGAGATGTTTGATTTTTGCGAACTTGATGTGGTCGCGTTCTTTTCGTACTGTGCTAGTACTGAATCTAATACTGAATTTGCCATAAATAAATTTTTAATTATTACTCTTTTATCTACAACAAATATAGGTGAATATTCAAGTTTGTCAAATAAAAAAGGGGACAAACGCCCCCTTTATTTATATTAAAAATTATGTGTAAAATTACATATTGTCTTCTTCATTATCGTAAATGTTAAATGTTTTTTTAACTTCGTTAGGTGAAAAATTCTCAACCTCATCTGAAGTTAATACATATTCATTTTTTCCTGTTTCTTCCATTTCATCTTTTTTGTCATCAAAAAAATCAGTTAGTTTTTGATTATATGGATAAGAGTCCAAAGAACGTAACATCAATTTTTCTTCAGGTGTTTTTTCTCTGTATTTATCAAATTTAGATTCCAAATCATTTATCTTATTCATTATTTGGTCCATGTTCTCTAACTTAGATGCTAAATCATCAAGTTTAGAAAACATACTATCCATGAACTCATCTTGTTTAGCTTGTATTTCTTGTTGTGATGTTACAAGGTCCGTAATATCAATTTCTTCTGATTCTTCATCTTCACCACCTTTTGCTTCTCCACCCACTTCTTCAACATCAGGGTCATTTTCAATATCAACAGGTTCAGGAATAGCCTCTCCCCCTGCTGGTGCTGCTCCCGCATCAGGTGCCGGTGCCGCCCCTGCATCAGGTGCCGGTGCTGCTCCTGCATCAGGTGCCGGTGCTCCCGCTTCGGGCGCTGGTGGTAAATCACCTTCAGGTGCCGGTGGTTCGGGTTGTTCATTAAGAATGTATGAATTAATTTGGTTAAAACGTTTTAATTCTTCTAAAATTTTTCTTTCTATACTCATTTTTATATTCTTAACCGTTTAGTAATGTTTTAACTCCTTGTGGAGTTTCGACTCTTAATGTTCTATTTGTTTTCATGGTATTATCCACTCTTTCAATTAAACCATCTTTCATTCTGATAGTATAACAATCGCCTGTGTCTAAGTCACAAACTTCCTGATACCCATTACCCGCATCTTTTTGAGTAACTCTTGTATCTTTTTTTAAATAATCGTCTAATAGTGCTTTCATATTATTCATAGCATTTTATTATATAAATATATCTTAATTTGGGTTTTGTTTAAAATATTCATAAGCATTAGTAAATACGCTAACAAAAAGGTTATAAGTGTTCACACTATAGTCTCCATTTGGTTCTGAAAAATCATTTACAGTGGTATCTTTAATTCCTTCAGAATTTAATGAATTGGTAAACGCCAATGGTGTTAACCACGTAGTATAAGCTATTTGGAATAAAGCTTTACCGTAACTTTTATTTATATCTGTATCAACATTTAACGTTTTAAGTGGTTCGACATTATTTTTTACAACTTCATTCATAAAAGAAGCCATAAATGCAATTGATTCTGAAAGATTATCAAATTTTACTAATCTTAATGAATTGTTGGCAATTTTAACGCATGATTGTTTTTTAATATATGAATTTAAATTTCCAGGCCATGAGCTCTCAGTGTTAATCTCGAATGGATTATTATTAATACAATTATAAACGTCATTATTTAATGTAGTACCAGTCATAATTTGAGCAATACCCCAAATAAGTGCCCTCATATTAGTGTCAGTTGTTGCTTGTTTTATTAAAGGATAAATGTCTTCTGTAGTAAAAGTTGTTTGTGTGAGGTCTTCAAAAGGTATATTTATATATGGTGTTGGGATATTATCTTTACAATCTGAATCATTTCCCGCTAAAGTATTTATTGTTGGATTTTCACTTAACAATTTTTCCTCATCTAATCTTTGTTGTGTTTTTGGTTTTTTATCTTTTGCCGCAATTTCTTTAATTTTACTTATAACATCTTTATTAACTGACGCCAATAAATTATCAACTTGTGGTAATGCATATTTAGGAATTCTTGTTCCTTTAAAATCAGTATCAAAACCTCTTTCTGTCACATTATGGTTTACTTCTGTAATCCAATAAGGTCCATAAAACATAGGAACGTGTCTTAAAATAAAATACATAGTTGGTTGTATCATGGCATTACCCATAGATGTTACCCCACAAGCATATGACCTAGATTTATATATACTATATAATGATTGTGATTGTTGACCAACTTTATCCCCTGCAACTGAGCTACCCATATCAGCGTAAACTTTAAATGACTCTGAAGTATTTTTCATTTCTGACATGTCTAAACTCAAACTTTTAAATATGTTTTGGTTTCTAATTCCAAAATCTACCGCAAATCCAACAACACGATTACTTAGTGAGTAATTTGTATTTGGGTCTGACCTTCTTACTGGATTATCAGGAACTCTTAAATCAAAACTATCGTCACCAAATCTATTAAAAGTGTTTTCTTTTGGTTTAGGATATTCTGAAGGGTTACCAATATATAGACATAAAAATTTTGGACTTGATTTGGTATAATCCACTTCTAAATAAGTCCCAAATAAACTATTACCAATTTCACTATCCCTTAACGCCTCTGGTTTTTTTGCGGCTTGTTGGATTCCATAAAAATTAATGTAAGCGGGCATTGCCATAAAAATAAAAAAATTATCTTCCAAAATTGAACTAACCAATGACATTAAACTTTGATTTTGATTAGTGTCTATGGATAATCTACTTACCACTTTTTCAACATCTAAAACAAAACTATCTCCTAAATCACTATTTGCTCTATCCATAAATAAGAAATCCTCAAATAATGTATTTGTTTTTAAATCAGAACCCGCAATCCATTTATCATTAAAACCTTTTAATGTATTATATGTTGATAATTTTGTTGTATCTCCATTCATTGCAGTTTTAGGTAAACCTAAATCAACCTCAATATTTTTTAATATTTTATTTAAATTACTAAAAGTTTCATTTACCATCTTATTTTGTAAATCATACCTGTCTAAAAGAAAGTCATTAATATAAGTTGTAAATTTGTTTTTATCAAAAGTTTTATCTTCTCGTTTTAATTCTGAATATAATCTTATTAATGGGTAAAGTGTTTCAATATTTTCTTTTGTAAATTTTATATTGTTATCAAAAAAGAAATCAGAAACAAATGACTTTTCGGTATTAGGAAATGGTTGTGGAAATGAGAATGGTGTTGTAATAAAAGGATTTGTCGTTTGAATTCCAGGAAATGTTGAGACCGCGGCTATTAATTTTATCGGAGTTAATTGAAGTAAGTTTGGTATATACGTAATAACCATTTGGTAATCTCCAGGCGCAATGTCCTGTATTGTTGAAACGTACTGATAATTTGTTGTAAAATCATTTTCTGTGGTTGAGGGAACCGTATTTGAACTGTCTTCAATATTTGAGTATGGTTGATAGAATTTAATATTTTGAAGTTTGGTTTTGATATCTTGTGGATTTGCTTCACCTATAATTCTAAAAACTTGATAAGTACCATCTGTTTTTTGGACGTTAATAATATCTGTAGTTCCTGAATTTGCCGGAAATTGAGTTGAGTAATCTCCAATAAATTGTACTTGTACTGATTGTGTTGCTGCGGTTGTAATACCACTAACTGAAGGAAACGCACTATCAACTTGATTTTGATAATCAATCCCATTGATAGATGAAAATCCAACATATTTTCTAAGCGCTTTCCAAGCTTCAGAATTTTTAGCTAAACTTTGTGTCAAAGTAATTGGAGTTCCGTCCCCTGGTAAATTATTGGCGATATAACTATCAAAAGTTAATTTGTCCACAGTTTGCATTTGAGTCAGGTTACTGAATGAGTCAAATAATTTTCTATCAAATTGTGTTGGGTTACCAATTTTTATAACACAATCAAAGTTTAAAAACTCTTTAAGTGTTGTATACATTGTTTGTAATTGGTCATCAATTAACATGTTACCATCGTTTTCTTCATTTGTACCATCAAAAAACATGGTTCTATAGGTGAATAAACCACTTATTTGACTTTTTAATAATTTTAAATTTGCATTTGTTAATCCTCCACTACTTGTGTAAGATGTTTTGATGTTTTCACTATTTAATATCAAATCATTTGCCGATGGTGTTGGGTTACAAAACGTTAAAAACTTAGCCTCCATCTTATCTAATAAATCAACATCAAATAAATTAAAAATTTCCTCAATCAAAGAATATGTTGATTGGTTATTTGTAATATCAAAATCATTTTGTGAATCGGTATTTGTTTTGATTACTTTTAGATATTCAGTAGGTTTTGGTTTTTTTATTAAAGAATTATCAAAATAACCAAAATGTGATGCCCCCCAAAGTGTTCTTACAGTCCCATTAAACATTGATTTGTTATCATAGATATCTTTTGTTATTTCATTAGTATCGTTAAAACATTCAAAAATTGCTTGGTCAAACGGAACGGCACCCATGGATGGGTACATTATTATTTTTTTACCAGGTGTTTTTGTATCACCACTATCGACTCTATATACATATGCATTTGTTTTTATTAGTGTCCTTATATTGTTTTGTTGGTCAAACCCTTTTGGAAAACTACTTGATGATTTACTTGTAAAACCAATTCTAAACCCTTTCTTTTTATATGCGTTTGAAAAATCATTTGCAGTATATCCTGTAAATAAATCTTTCCCGTTTAGATAGTACTCAACAGAATTAACCACTTGTGGATAAAACCCCGTATTAAAAATATCGGTTCTTTGTGTGAAATTTGGGAATGCCCCCAAAAGTTCTACTCTTTGTAATGATATTTGTTTTGGATTTCCACTATAATCAAGAATAGTATAATTTGTATAAGAATTACCACTAACAGGGTCATATGATTTTGCATAATCAAAATCTTTCCATACATCATCTAAAATATCAATTTTGTTATTAACATAGTTTTTATATCTATGCCAAATTGAGCCGTATTTTAATACCCAAGCATATGGAACTTGGTGTATTGAAGAAAATTTGTTGAAGGTTGCTGCTAAGTAATCTAAATCAGTAGCAACAACTCCGTTGAAATTTTTTATTTTTTCCTTTGTTGTTATAAGTGGTAATGAATTAAGAAACAAATATCCAAGAGCAGCATATGGGTTTGATTTTTTACTTTTTTGTTTTTTTACCCCTTCAGTCAATGCATTTACAAAATATGGTGTGTTTAATAATGATGTTGTTTGTATAAATGTTCCTAAATTACCGCTATAACTAGAACCATAATCAATGTAAGATTCTGTAAGATATAAATCTTTTTGTTTTCTATTTTCAAAATAATTTTTGAGAGCCAATTGTGAATTTATGACTTGTTCGGGATTACTGGAGTTTGTAAACTTTTGTTGGTTTTGATTTTCAAAAACAGTTTGACTTGTAAAAAGTTTTAAATTGTTGTAATTATTTTTACTTGTAGTTCTTGCAATTGTTTTTTTATTTTCTAAAAAAACAAAACTATTAGTTGTATTATTAAAGTCTTCATATTTTTCAATTTTATTACCATTAGACATATTATTTTTTAACCACTTAACATCAGTAAATGGGTATGTGTCCAATCTATTTTTTTGAGAAGTCGCACTATCATTTAAAAACTCACCCATATTTTTTATCAAAGGTAAATCCGCGGAAACTTGTGTGGAACTACTTTCTATTGTGTCAATTGAATAGATTTCATTAATAGTTTTTAATAAATTTTGTATATACTCGGTTGTAAAAATATCCCTAATATATGTTTGCCAACTTTGTCCCTGCCCATTGTTAGATATAACTTTCATATATTCAACAAGTTTTTGCATGTTGAATTTTGAATTCCTAAGGGTTTGATTTAAAGTAATATCTTCAGGTGCAATTAAACTTAAATTTAAACTTTCTATATCACCATAAAATTTATCTATCTGATTTTTTGTTGCAACATTATTAGGTAAATTTCCGTAATGTGAGCTTAAATAAGTTCTTTCAAAAATTTCATAAAATATTTTAATCGCATTTAAATCTTGATAAGGTGCGGTTTTGAAAGGGAACTCTAACGCTCCACAAGATACGTATTTTGTAACATCTGTTGGGTTATCATATGAATAATTTGATTCGGGTCTTTCTTTTTCTAAAGACGCCTTAATAAAGGCTTCTGTAAACCCAACCTCAGGCCAAATTCTATAATCGTACGCTTTAGTTTGTCTAATGTATTTTGTATCTCCAGGATACTGTATAGTATACAGGTCAGAACCACTTTCTTGTTTTTCTAAAGTAAAATATAAAGGCCATGGGTAAACAACATTGTCATCATTTAATTCACCACTAGATTTTTGTATACTCTTTAAAGCGTCTACTGAAAAGTTTTTTTCTGCAGGTATAACTGCCAATAACCTATCTTTTTCAGTTCTAACATTCCAAGCCTCCTGATGATTATCTTCCATTAATCTGTAAAAGGCATCAGCACCTGCCATTATTACCGCAAAAATATTTCTTATTGTTGGTTTAAACCCTAATCCACCACCTCCCTTTGTGGGTTGTTTTAATTGTTGTTCAGCATAAAATTTAGTTAATCTATCTTCAATGATTTTTTGTTTAGCCTCTAAACTAGTTGTCATGCCATCCAGTTTGTCTAAATATGAATTTTTTATAAAAGTTCCGTCTGAAATAATTTTATCACCAAAAACAAAGTAATCGGGTTTATCTTCAATCCAATCACCATTTTCATTTTGCACTTTAGTATCTAAAACGGCAGTTAAAGTTTCATCTCTGACAAACTTTTCATAACCTTCAGTGTCTGTTGATGTTAACGGTTTGTTATACCTTGATTGATAAGTGTTTCTAACATTTTCTTGATTGTCCGACCAAGTTTTAAAATCTAACTTTCTTAATACGTCTTTTTCATTTTTTACAGTAATGTTGATTTGGTATTCGGCACTTTTTCCTTCCCCAAATGTCGCATTTTCTTTTAAGTATGAAACATATTTTTGTATTCTATCTTTAATTTTTGTTTTAAAAAGTTCTCTTGATTCAAATGTGATTTCTTTTTTAAATGGGTAATAAATTTCTTGTCCGACAATGTAGTAACTACTTCTATCTAAGTAATTATTAATTGCATATTCAAATACTTCAGTTTTTAATTTATTTAAATTGTCTGCAAAATCTTGTAAATCATTTAATTTTGTAAAATCTTCTTGTTTAGTTAAGTCGGCCTTTAAACCTGTTTTGTAATTTTCTACCCTATGTACAAAATCTTCTATAGATAAAACCGGAAAGTCTGAAGAAATTAATCCTTTTCTTTTGTATATATCGTAGACTTCTTTTAGTTTTTGTCTTCCCTTATATGTATTGAAATAACTTTTGTTACCGTTTGGCTCTGTTACGGTTATCTGTGTATTATACATTTTTGGTGCAGTTATCGCGTAAGACAATGGTGTGTCAAATAAAAGTGCGGTGAACTTACCAATTAATTTTAGTGAAATATTATAATTACCAGTATCAGCATCAAAAGAAGCATTAAAAGACATTAAAGATAGTCTATATCTGACCGCCTTACCATAATAACCTTTAAGGGTTAAATAAAATAATGGATATGGAAAGTTAAAAAATGCAGAATACAATGAATTCTCACCCTGTTCAAATAAAGACCTACCTTGTATGTCAACCATTTCAATCGCAACCTCAGGAACTCCAGTTCCTTTAATATTAACTCTAATAGATTTAATACCTAATAATTGTGTATCTTCATTATTTTTTACGCTCCTTTGAAATGATTGTCTTCCTTCATTACTAACAACCCTTTCAGATGTTTGATTGGCTCCCATTTGTTGTCTTGAGCCTTCACCTGTTAATTGATTAGACCAACTAGTATCAAATTCAGTTTTACCCTTTGGTTTTAAAAAATTAACTTTAAGGGCATCATCGCCCTTAAAAATTGTGGCAATTGTTGTATTAAAAACAGGGTCAGTAAAACTTTGTCCTATCGCCAATTTTGTTCTAGGTATAATAAATGTTTCTAAATTTGCATAATAAACCAAATCTTCGTGGTCAACTAAGCGTTCTTCTTTGTTACCATCAGGAGTAAAAACTTCGTTTGGGTTTACAATAACGATATTATCGTATTCTGTCTCAATGTAAATTTTTTTATTTTGTTTTTGTCTAACGGCCATAATAGAATATATGTGTATCTAATGAAGATTTGTAGTCTTGAAGTGCTGCGGTTAATGGGTATGGGATTATTAAAATAGTTCCATCTGGTATGTTTTGTTCTAATCCGCCATACATTGGGTTAGCAGCAAGTATTAACCATCCGAAATAAGGTGTTCCATATTTTTCAAAACTAATTTTATCTAATCGACTTTGACCTGACCTATAAAGATACTGTTGGTCGGTAACTCTAGATGGAATAGTTAAAAATGGAACAACAGTTTGCTTCCCATTAATTAAAAAATCCTTATATCTGTTATAGTAGTCCATTATTTAAACTTTTTTTTCAAATTAAATTTATCTCCTCCACTATTAATTGATTTGTATAAATTTGACAAATCTCTACTATCATTTGAGTTAGCCGGTACTTGTGATTGATACCACATTAACCTTTCTTTATCTTTATTATAAGGTAAATAATTGGTAAATGTAGAATTAAAGTATTCTGTTCTGAATTTTTCAATTTTATTATTAACTTCAACCATAGAAGCTAAATAAGCATTTTGCAATCCTTTATTTGGATTTTTCACATTATTCATTAAATATAAAAACCAATCATCTTTGTCCTGTTGGTTAGCGTTTGGTATTGCTTTGTTAATTAAGTCATCTACAAATTTATCAGGGTTATCAATAATAGGTTTACCAAATAACATAAAAAATCTAGTGTCTCCAGGTTTGTTTTCAGGTAAATAAGTGTTCTGAGTATAATTACTACTATAAACATCATCACCTGTAGGAATTAAAGAGAACTCAGAAAGTTTTTGATAATATGTATTCATATCATCTTTTACTAAATATGAATCTAAAACCAATTCTTGTAGTGTGTCCACAACATTAGGTAATGTTGGTTGGGTAACCTTTGTTGTTCCTGAAAGATTATAAACAACAGTTGAGAAGGTTTTCTTTATAAACCCGTCATGTCCATTAGAAACAAAACTAATTTTATCAATTAAACTAATTAAATCTAATTCATTCGTTGAAATTTCATTAGAGTAATTCTCTAACGCATTTGTCATTTCGTTCTTTCTCGTATCAATATTATCTTTTAATTGTTTTTTAATTTTTTTAATTTGTATGTCGGTCAAATTTTGATTATATACTGTAGGTAATAAAGGACACAAGTCGTTATCTATATCTTCTTTAGTCTTAGTTGCTAAATCGTTTAATTTATCTTGTATTGTACTAGCATAACCAAATATGTTAGCCGTGTTTGATAAATCACCACCTAAACTATTGAAAAACCCGTCTGTATATTTTCTATCCTTAGTGAATATTTGAAGACCCCCAATTAAATATTCTTGATTAATTTTTTCTAAAGTAGATGTTGTTTTTTCTACATATGATTTAGTAGAGTCCACTAACTTTGACATAATGTCTTTATATGTGATAGTTCCGGTTGTTGCTGAAGTTACTAAATCAACAGTGTTAGTTTTAGTAACACCAATGGTTACTCCACCATCATTTACCGTAGGTCTTGTGGCTGATGTGTCAACGACATTTAACTCATCTTTTATTTGTGATATTATTTGTGCATCATATTGACTTAAATCTAATTGAGACGTGGATTCGGCTCTTTCGTCATACATTTCAGTATTACCATAATAGTTAAAACTTAATGCATTTTGTAATTTAGCGACAGGTTCCGCCAATCCATGTCCACCAATAAAAGAAAAAGAAACCGTAACATCCGCAATCATTGGTTGGACGCCAATTCCTTCAGGATTTAAATCAAATGGTACTTCATCATATTTTAAGGTTAAACCATCTATTACTATTTTAGTGTGAAAGAAATCACCAATTCTTAATACACAGATTGGTGGAGCCCCAAACGCACTATTTGATACGTCATTGTAAAGTAGTTTAACTTGACCCCCATTTGATTCAGAAATTGTAGGGATGGTATCACCAGGCCTCATACATTGTTGTAAGAAAACTAATCTAGAATTAAGCCCTTCAGGAGTTATTGAGTGAAATGCCGGTTGGAAATATTTTATTTTAGATTTTATTCCATCGTATATCATCGGGGCATTTTGTTGAATATATTCAAAATAGTTACACTCAGTTAAAAGTTTTCTTGCTAATCTTTTTGTTAAATCTTTTCTTTTTTCAAAAGTTTGTGTTTGGACATCTTGTGGTCTTGTATTAATACTATTGGTATATGGTTGCGATTCTGGTGATTGTGAAACAAATGATTGTGAAGATGAGTTAGGTTGTGTTATACTTTGTCCTGTACTTTCTTGACCTGCAGGACCTGTAATAATAAAATCTTGACCAGCCAATTGTTGGTTTGTTTGTGATGGGTCACCATTATTTGTTACTACGTTACTTGACTCAGTATTTGTTGGGTTTTCATTTTGAGAAACGTTTTTGGTTCTTTCTATGTTAGAAATTTTTGTTCTTCTACAAGCCATAGCGTTAACAGAAACAGTTCCGTCTTTTTGTCTGTCTTGAAAATCTTTACTACATTTAATGAATTTATAAGGTTCATCGACAAGACTTGTGTCCTCACCAACTGTAGATTCTTTGATTTTTAATTTACCTTGTTGGACATATTTTTCCATTGTAGTTCCATTTGGTGAAGTTTGAGCATAAATCCATTTTTTAACGGAGTCATATCTTCTCTTAGATAAATTAATATTATAAGCGTTATCATTAACCGCCGAAGCACTTGCAACTAAATCAAATGAAATTGTGTCACCAGCGTCTAATAGAGGTCCAATTTTTTCAATGAATTTTTTTGCTTCTTCAAATTCTTTTTTAATATACCCAAAAAATTCTGATATTTTGTCTTTTCTAGTGTCAACAAAACTATCTAGGTATTTAATTTTAGCATCATTTGGTAATTGGTTTGTTACATAATTAGTATAATCTTTATATGTGGGGTCTCCATAAATAACAATTTTGTTTAATGCTGCCGAATAACTTCCACTTTTACCTAAATTTACGTATTGGTTTTCTGAAGCAATATATAAATCATACCAATGTTTAAAGTCCTTATCTACAGTTACCCCCTCTCTATTATTAGTTCCATCGGGGAAATTATTATCAAAATAAAATCCAATATCGGGAAACGTTGTTTTTAATGGTGGTTCCGTTGGTGTTGGTGTTGGTGTTGGAGATGGTGTCGGAGTTGGATTAGGTGTCGTACTAGTACATTCATCACCTGTTGGTGTAACCGTATTTGTCGGGTCCGGTGTAATAATTTGAGGTGTAGTTCCTCTTTGAACACAAATGTCTCCTTTATTACCTCCTGACAATGATAAAGTAATTTCATTTCCCGTACATGCAGTATATTTTAAATCAGTATTAACTCCAATTTCATAATGATAAACAGTACATGGTGGTGTTTCTGTTGGTGGAATATAATCATCATCTATATCTACCTCTTCTTCTATTGTAGTATAGTTATGTTCTTCGACTACTGTAACAATATCTTCCGTTGTTAAAATTTGAGTTTCAAAAACATCATTTGGTGTAAACATAGGGAATTTTGTTGTTAAATCCCATAAGTCGTATTTTGTACAACCCGCAAAGAACGAATCGACAATTTGAGTAATTTCTCCATTATTTCCTACGTTTTCTAACTCCCTATCAACTATTAAGTTTAATATAGATGGGTGGTCAACAATCACTTTAAATGATAAATTACCTTTTCTTGATGTATTAGTGTATGTATAAATTGGTTCTGTTCTTCCTAAAAACGTATTTTCATTCCATCCTGTCGAAATTTGTTCATCAAAACTTAATCCGTAAGGTGGAAACCACATAATACGTCCCCCGTTAGGTCCTTTTTCACAAGCAGGTAAATCTTCATAGGTGAAACCTTTTTTATTTGAAGTTCTCCAAGCTAAGTTTTCTAATGAAAACATATATTTTTTAACTTTACCGTCTTTGACACTATATCCATCAACAGGTGCTATGTTCAAATTCCAAGTATTATCTAAAACCGAATCTGTGTATTTTCTAATATTACCATCTGTTTTTTGTAATTCATCATATGTGTAATAAGGCCTGTCTTTTGTAAAAATTCTACAATATTCTAAACCTTTAATATCACCACCACCTGTTGAATTTTTTGTCGTGTATCTTACTACTCTTGAACCTTTTGTTATTTCTTGGTATCCGTCGTTAAAAACTTTAGATACTTGATTAATAGCCTTTCCGACATGTTCTCTACTACTACTTCTTTCACCCGCGTCAATTAACTTTTGTGTCACATCAAGTATTGACCCTGGTGTAAAATTATTATTTGTGGATTTAGTGCTATCGAACCCCGATAGATTATTAAAATTAAATTCACTATTATCTTCAAATTCTTGATTACCTCTACCTACTAATTTTCCAGGTAAAGGACAGTTAAGTTGGTCGGGGCTTTTACTACCAATCCAAGTTAACCCACCCGAAATATTACTACCTATCCATTTTACCCCATCTCTAGTTGCGCCTGCACTATATAAGTTTCTACTATTAATACCAAACTGAGTGTCGTCAAGTTGAGAAGTTTCATATAACTTACCCATATCTGAGTAAGAAAGAACAGGTCCCATAGCCGATGTCTTACCATCTCTACCATATGGTAAAAAAGGTGCCGGTGAAACTAATTCAGTTAAATGATTCTTTCTATCACCAACGTAAAATGAACCCGGAGGTGCCAATAAATTATTACCTATTTTATAGTTAGGTCTATAAATATTATATCTTAATTGGTCATATAATAATTTTCTTGTTGCCACTGATGTGTATTCAACTAATAATTCAGATGATGATTGATTAGCTGGTTGTAATGCACTGAATAATGAACCTAATGCCCCACCTATTAAAGATAGTGGATTCTGATATGGCCCATTACCTACCGAGTTAGGATAGTCAAAATATTCACCAGGGATATAAGAATATGGTGAATACAATCCTGCTAATTTGGCAGCAAAATTAATTCCTTGCCCAAATAAAAAGTCAGGTGTTGTGATATTATATTTTCTTGCAATAATTGGAACGTTACCCGTTAATAGTCCAATAGCATTGAATGGGTCTGTATTTGGGTTTGCGGATATTTCACCAGTTTCAGGATTTACATTACCACTAAATAAATTTATTTGACCTAATGTTTGTTGATATAACTCTAATGCAACTCTATGTTTAAATTCTTTGTTAAGTTGTTTTGCACCAATACCAGCTAAGCTTGAGTCCTCTGATAACGTACCATCAGAACCACTAGGATTATCACTTATTAATATACTATAAGGTGTATATGTTGAGGGTAAAAATATAAATGTGTTATCTGAATTTGCGTAAGGTAACTGTAAACCTTTTGTCTGTAAATATCTGAAAAGTGTTGGGTCATATTCTCCTGTTCCTGTTGCGTAAGTATTTCCAATATATGCCTCAGTTTCTTTTATACCCGCCTCTAATTCTAATTCACTACCAAAAGTATCTGTAGCATCTAAATAATTTCCTTGCGGTATTATTAAATTTTTTAATTTTCTATAAGGGTCAACTTCAAAAACACTTTGCCCTTGTTCAGGACCATATGGGTTTTGTAAAAAACTTGGTGTTCTTTCGTCTTCACCAATTAATTGTAGTTCACTATTAACTGTATCAGGAAAACCATATTCACCCTCATTTGAATTTGTTTGAAGGTTTTGATTAATTTGAACTTCATTTGTTGGTATATTATCAGGTCCATACTGATTAATAGCAAATAATACAGGTCTATCAGTATCACCAACAGTTTCTAACTGACTTCCAAAGGTATCAGGAAACCCATATTCACCCTCATTTGGATTAGTCTGATAGTTGTTATTAATTGGAACTTCAGTATTTGTTAAAAGCTGTGGACCGTACTGATTATTAGTTATCAATACAGGTCTGTCTAAATTTGCGGTAGTTTCTAAATTACCTCCAACAGTGTCTTGAATTGTATATTCACCTTCACCTATTGTGTTGATTACTTTATCATTATTTATATACCAAGCAGTTGAGCCAAAATCCGCCAAACCATTTTGTGGTCGATATACATTTTTTATAATAAGTTGTTTTTCAGTATTGTTACCAATAACTTCTAAATCACTTCCAATACTGTCGGGATATCCATAAACACCTTCGTTTGATTTATAATTTAGGTTATTATTTATTGGAACCATATTACCAAAGTCACCTTGGTTATTTTGTGGTCCGTATTGATTTATTGGTAATAAAACTTTTTCTTGTTGGTTTCCGATTTGTTCTACGCTTGGTGAATCAATTGGTGTAAGGTCATTAATTGTAAACTCAGATGACCCAGGTTTACTATTATTGGAAAATGCATTATCAACTTTATATGGTGGTAAATTACGCACCAAAAGTTTTTTTCTAAAATTTTCACTTGAATTAAATGATAGTGGACTCTCCATTTAGTCTTTTTATGATAAATAGATTGTTTTAGATTTTTTAGGCAAGAACCCCTTGTTGTTTTTTATAATCATTCAACTTATATAAGACCGTATCCATTATTTGTTTTTGAACTTGTGGTGAATTAAACATTTTTGTAAGTTGTCCTGGGTCACCACCTATTGACCCTGTCAAATTAATATTAATATCAATAGCTCCTCCAATATTACCGGAACCAGCTTTGTTAAGTGCCTCCCCTAAATTTGTTCCAACAGCAACATCATCCCCAACAATACCTTTATAAATTGCTCCTTTACTTAAAATTGTTGGGGCACTATTTGCCGATGGAAATAATCCATCTTTTACAGTAACTTCTGTGTCTTCACCTTTATATTCCTTACCCTCTACTTTTTGTTTTAACAATTCTTTTTCTGTGTTTTTAGAATATCTTTCTTTAGTATCTTCCATTTGTTTACCAACAGCACTAACACCTGTTTTTGCAATCTCATAAGTTTTGTCTTGAGCAACTTTTGCAACTTTACCATATGCGTCAATAGCATCTTTAGCGTCGGTTCTTAAACCATCTAACAATGCCTTTCTGTCCGTTTCTGCGACTGCTCCCGATTGTAATAAAACCGCATCTCTTATCGTTCTTGCGGATGCAGATAACTCTTCTGTGACAGATAATTGAGATACAGCCAAGTCTTTTGAGTCCATGTCGGCCTTAGCCTGATATTCTTTTAATTTTTTTTGTACATCCTCAGATTGTAATGCCGTCTTTAATTGTTCCGCACTGTTTGCTTCAATTTTCTTATATCCAGGTATATCTATTTCAACTTTTCCTCCTTCACCTATCTGAGCTAACCCCGCAACCATTTGTTGAGTTTCCTTATCTAATCCTTTTAAGTTAAATTTTTCGGTAAGGTAATCAAGTTTTGCTGCTTCTTTACCCGAATTAACTAAGGCATCAAAATCTTGACCTGTTATTTTTGCTTGTTCTCTTAATCTATATAAATCTTGAGTTCCTATGTCAAAGTTTCCAGTTTCTTTATTGAACGTAAATGCAGCTTTTGAAGATTTGACTAACTCATCTTGTAGACCGGCTAAATCTTTTTGTGCCATATATAATAGTTGGAAGGGGTCCCCAAGTTTTCCAACTTGCCCACCTAACATTTGAAATTTGGAAGCAGCTTCTATTGCTCCTTCTGGGTCTAATATACTTCCTTGTAAACTCATTGCACCTAATGATGATACATCTGTACGTAAAAGTTTTGCCTGTTTTGCCATTTCGGTGAGTCCTTTCACACTGTTTGAGAAACCAAATCCTGATGCTTTTTTCAAGTTAGTTGTTATGTCCGCCAATAATCCTTTTGCATCAAGTCCGGCTTTTCTTGCACTTTTTGCAATTTCATTCATTTTACCAACAACCTCTACTTGGGTTCCTCCAAAACTCATTAGATTTGAAGTCATTTCACCAATCTTTTCAGGTGTTTCACCAATACCTTTGGCTAATCCAACTACTGCCTCTAATGCCTCTTGTGATGGGTTTACAAATTTACCCATACCTTGAGCTAAACCCTTAACCGCATTTACAGTGTCTGCAAAGGTCGCATTCATGTTTTGAGTGTTTTTGTATGCGGCCATTAGTTTTTCTCTAAATTGGTCTGCACCAATAACAACACCCCCAATACTTTTTTGTAATTTGTTTGATTGGTTTTCAACATCCGTCAAGGCCTTGACAAATCCTTCGGGACTTAAAGACTGTTCTAATGCACCTTTTAGTGCATCTGCAAATTCCTTTAAATTTTTACCAGCAGCACTTCCTAATTCGCCTGCTTCTGTCTCAAAAAACATCATTTTATTTTATAAATATTATTTTCTATTGTTTTTCGAAAAGTTTATTTATGAAATATTTCCTTTCATATGTTGGCATTTTCATAATATCTGAATATGAAAAGTTTGCATATTTTGTTAAATAAAATATTTCATCTAATAAAATTTGTTTAAATTGAGAAGAAAGGACGAAAAAACTCCGCC